TAAATATTGAACATCCACCCCTTCATCGGGATAGATAACCCCCTCATAAGCGGGTACAAGATCGCCTCTGAGGGCGAGATCGTCTCTCATTCTTACTCTCATTCTACTGACCTCCCAAAATAAATCGCGTCTTTCCAAATATTGTAAGCATCGGAAAGCCTCGAGTAATGATCTTTGTATACATGGTGAAAATCGCCATCAGGATCGGTTAAAAAGCATTCTATGATGTTACGCGGGCAGTTGCCCACGTTGTTCGTGTAAGAGTGGATAAAAGCCTCATCGAATTCATTCATTTATATCTCCATAAAGCATATCCAGCACTTCGATTTGATCGCCATTGTGAGGCATTTCAGTAACCGCGTATGCAATTCGATTGACTACATGAAACTCGCTGACAATCCAAGTTCCTTCATAGCCATCAACTAGCGTCCAAACGTGTTTTGGGTCGGCGCTTTTTACAAAATCAAGTTCTTCGCCAAAAGTCTCAAAAAATATATCATTTGTTGAATCAAAGTAATTTTTGATTGGTTTGTATTTTTCTACCCATTGATCGTAATTCATAGCATCATATCCTTCCCTGTTTCATCTTCAATGATGTATGTGAATCCGTGTCCAGTCTCATCATATTCCCATGTTTCATCTATTTCATGGGCTTGCGCGATAGCGTCCTCCATCGAGTCGGCATGAATCAAATACTCGCGCGTTATAGTTTCTTGAATGTAGTATTTCATTCTTCATCTCCTTCATTGATTTCTTTTACTCCACAAACGCATAACACCAATTCTTTGCAATCAGGATCAGCGCCAAAGTCGGAACAAATATCGTTCCAGTCGTGCGGGATAATGCTTGGGTCGAGTCGAATCCAACCGCCTTTTGGCAATACTTTGTAGCCCGCTTTTTCGATTTCTTGTTTCGTTAACATGTTCAATTTCCTAAATAAATGGGTTGTAAGTCGATCCAATGGTTGTATTTATCCATGCAAAGGCCGTTGTGTTCGTATACGTTGATGCTGAAATGGCCTGTGCCCTCCCGCCCAAAGTCGTGAATGTTGAAATCGTAATCGTCGATGCCGAACCACCAATCGCCCTCTTTTACGATTTCATGCTTGTAAGCCTTCGCGATTAAGCCCGCGATGTGTTGCAGTTGGTCGGTTGATAGTGTTTTCACTTGTTCGCCCTTCCAAGTTCAAAGCCCGCATAAAACGCGATAGATGTATCTTTTAGGTGCGAGTAATACTCACTCGGAAATTCGTCCCAGTTTGGGTTAATTTCGGTCTCCAAGCGGATAAACTGCATCACAATATCGTCAGGACATTGTGATATGCGGTTTGTGTAAAGGTTGTAAAACGCTTGCTCAGTTGGTAATAGTTCCATTTTTTAGCCTCTTGCTATGTAGTTGCACAAGACCCCTTTCGGGGTTTCGTCTATTTAAGACTCATCAGTTGTGCTTTCTTCGTCTTCGTAGTCCATGTTTTCGCTGATTGCAAACGCATGATTGATTTCATAAGGCACGTTGGCCTCAACCCAAGACGCATCGCCTTCGATGTTTATTGTTTCATCTTGTAGCACTTCGCCGTCTATGCTTTCAAAAACACCGCAAAAGTTCATGCCCGATTCATAGTAATAAGCTAGAACATTGAAGCCAAATTCGGTTAATTTTTCGTAAAAATCAGTTGGCGGTGACCATGCGGTCGAAAAGTTAACATTTAAATTGTTTTCATCTATCAGGGTAATATGAGAATTTTCTCCAATGTCCCACTTCGTCCCCCAGTTTTTCAAACACCATTCGTACCATGATTTAACACCATAATATTTAATGTTTAAACTTTCCATAAAGTTATTCAACTCTGAAAAGTAATCGCCATTCTCAATCATTAACTCAATTCCCAAGGGTGTTAAAGCCTTTGGCATTGGTATAAATTCATTGAATAGCTGACCCTTTTCTAAGGCCTCTTGTGCCCGCTTTATCATGGCGGGGTCTTTATGGGTTAATACAAGGTCGTTATCGCACCAGTTTGGCATCATTTTCTCCAGTTAGTTGCACAAGACGCGCTTTCGCGCGTTTCGCCCAGTCAGGGCTCATCAGTTGTACTTGTGAATGGAATACTTGTTTCTGAAATCACATCTCCTTCATGGTTGAAAATCGTCACATAAAAGCATTGATCTTCATCATCTTGTCGCGCGATTACATAACCATTATTTGCAATTAAATCTTCGTGCTCATCAATTACATCAAAGTTAATCACCATCGACCCATCGTCTAACGTGTCTCTGCTCATCGTTATCTTGTCAGCTTGCATGATTTACCCCTTGAAATGATTCGATAATCTCGCGCACCCGCTCGCGGTCGACGCTATCGCCCTCGAATGGTAGGGATTTGTCTTTCATCCTCAATTTAATAGCTCGCTCGATTTCGCGGTCGGTTGCTATCGGATAAATGCCCTTTTTAAGTGAATAAAAGCTCTTGCAGTATTCGAGAAAATCCATTTTTTAAGCCTCCTGATTCACGTTTAAATCCACAAAATGCACTCCCCACTCGTCAACTGGTTGCCAGTCTGCAATTGGCTTGCGCGTTCCATCGTCCCAAATAAAAACCTCGGCCTCTTGGTCAACGTTTCTAAGCTCTAGGATTAAATCTTTTACTTTCATGATTAAGCCTCCAATGCGTCCAAATATTCGCCATAACTGCCCGCCTCGGCCTTGTCGAGCGTGTCCGAGGGTTTGACATAGGCGAAGTAACCAGAGCGCGCTATGTACTGCATGGCCTCCTCTTGGGCCTTCCAATAGGTCTCGAATTCGGCTAAAAATTGGCCTTTGATGTTGAAAATTAAGTATTTCATGAGCGCGCCTCCAGTCTTCCACGATTGAACAAAGTAATAGCAATAGAACGGAAGGCGGGTGCCTCCCGCTCCAACATGCGCTCAAAGCGCGCCAATGACCAAAATCCGCGCTCGAATTTATAGCCCGCTTGTATGTAGTCGTTTTCTGTGTGTTGCATTATTCGGCCCTCAATTGTTCAAGTTTTGTGCGCGCCTGATTGATGGCCTCATGCACCATATCGTCAAAATACCCGCCTGATTCGGTTATAAACTGGCGCGCGTTATCGTATAAATTACCGCCCAAGTAATCCGTTCCCAGTAAAACCCCCGCTTTGTAGGCCTCAACGCGCACGATAAACCAATGAAGCAAGCCTCGGTCGATTCGGTCGCAAATGTCCGCGATGTTGTCGATTGAATCGTCGAACATGTCGCGCGGGTGTAGGTCTTCGGGTGCGACGGATACCACAATAGAAAACCCGCTATTTTCGGTTTCGTGTATTTTTTCAAAGTATTGCATTGTTTACTCCAGTAGTTGCGTAATACCCGCGCGGGGCGGGTTTCGAGGCCTCACCTCTCATCAGTTACGCTCAAACCTTGGACGCGTCAAAACAAAAGCAATAGCCCTTACCGTCCGCTGAGTCTCCATATCTCATGTCCTCCAAATTCCAGTCAAGGCCGTGCTTTTTAATTAGCTCTTTGACGGCCTCAAAATGACATAAATGGTAGCTTTTATCGTAAGGATATGGGATTGTCACGGCAAACCCTTTGCGGTCTCCCCAGTCTGCCGTATAGGCTTTGATTCGGGCTCCGCGTTGATTGGTGGGCTTGATAAATTTTGTGTGAACTGCGATCATGGTTAATCTCCTTTTTTGATTGAATACATAGTGTCACCAACAGTTAAGCACATGTGACCGTGTTTAAGTATTTCGTTGATCCATTCGCGTTGATGGGGTGTCCACTTGGGCGAGTCGTGCTCACGTTGTAGGACGTGTTGCCAACCAAAGGCGGTTTTTATGTGAAAGTGAATAATCATAGGTTGCCCCTTAAATGTTCCCAAAAGAATGCAGAGTAAAAAGCAATTGCAAGCCCCAGTAAGACCGCGAACAATGAATTGACGGCAAAGCCAAGGGAGCAAAGCAAAGCTCCGCAAACCGCACTAAAAAAGTAAAGAGAGAATAAAAACAATTTCATGATTTCCCCAGTAAGTTGCATAAGACCCGCTCGCGCGGGTTTCGGCTAATCAAGCCTCATCAGTCATGCTCGTTTTAAACTTCCAATAATTTTAAAAGTCGATTAGCTTGCTCAATGGCTTTTAATGCTCTCAATTCGTCGCGCTCCTCTTGATTCATAAATCGGTCGAATAATTCGGGGAAGGCCTCAACCAGTCTTTGAACGTTCTTAGAATCGGCATAAAAGAAGGCCTCAGAGATGCAAGATGCAAAACTTCCGCCATCCGCCATGCGGTGTGCTGATTTGATGTAGATGTCAAAATTGCTCATGTAGTGTGCTCCAGTAGTTGATTGAATATAGGTGCAATTTTCTTGCCCCTATACTTATATAGCAGACAAGATTCGTGCCAACGCATGTAAGTTATTGATTTATATAGGGTAGTTTGTGATTTTGAGGGTGTTTTAGAGGGTGTGCAGTTGCAAGGGTGTGGATTATCCGTTTATACTCATGGAAACGTTACCATTATGAGGACGCATGATGTCACTTGAAACAGAAAAGCCCGCTAAAAGAAAAAGCCCGCCTCGACTCTCGAAGGCACAAATACGTGAGACGTTGGATAAGACACCGATCGAGCAAATACTGGGGACAAAACAACCGCTCACACATAAGCAGAGAGAATACGCTAGAAAGCTCGCAGAGGGAGCGGTTAGTAAGCGCCAAGCGTACAAGGATGTTTACAATGCAAAGAGTGAGCACACGTTGAATAGAGCGCCCTACATATTGGCGCGGGATGAAAGAGTGTCAAAAGAGGTCGAGGCCTACAAGTTGGCTATTGAGGCGGAGAAACAGCGAACTCCCAGAGAATTGAAGGCCCTTCTAATCCATCAGCTTGTAAAGCATTCCATTGATGAGGATTTCCCTCCCGCTCAGCGCATGAAGGCCTTGGAACTAATCGGCAAGCTCTACGACGTGGGCGCATTCATGGAGCGCAAAGAGACAACAGTCATCCACCAAAAGAGTGGAGACATCAAGGCGCAGTTGCTGGAGCGCATCAAGCAAGTGATCGACGTCGAGGCCAAACCCAAACGCTCGGGAGGCGCATCTTTATTGGCGGAAATTTCAGAGAGCGCAGACCCCACCGCGCCCCCACCCCCCGCGAGCGCGAGCGAGAGGGCAGGGGATCCTACGCATACTATTCCCCTCACTCAACCATCCCCAAAAAGTGTTGATCTCCCAGAAACCCCCCCGTCACCTTCCGAAACGCAATGAGGTGGGGGGTATATATATTTGGAAAATCGAATAACCCTACTACCAGTAGGGGTGGTAATATTACCAGAGCGCTTGTAAGTTATTGATTTTATTCAAGAAAAAAATGGGTTTTTGAAGTGAAGATAAAATATACGCCTACGAAGAGGGAGTTGGAGTGGATGAGAAAGCCTGGGCGGTTGACTGAGGTTCAATGTAAGGAGAAGGATATGACGGTTAAAGAAAGAAATGTATTTGATGCGATAGATATGTGGTGGAAGGAGTTTGGATACGGGCCTTCTTATGATGATATTATGAGGATCACGGGCGATAAGGGTCGTGGTAACGTTCACAGGGTTATTGATAACTTGGTGAAGTTGGGTGTGTGTAAGAAGATCAAAGGCAAGGACAGGAGTGTTCGGCCTGTGTATATTAAGTTTAGCGAGTTGGCATGAATGTAGAGCAGATGGAAGCGGCGATCCAGAACATGCCTCCCGAGATGGCGGAGGAGATGTGGGATATGTTCGAGGTCTATAAACAGAGCTTGAGCGTAGAGAAAGCCGCCGACGACTTTATGCTGTTCGTGAATGAGATGTGGCCGGGGTTTATACACGGTCGTCATCATGAGCTGATGGCTGAGAAGTTTGAGGAGATCGCAAGCGGGAAACTAAAGCGACTAATCATCAACATGCCTCCCCGTCATACGAAATCTGAATTTGCTTCTTTTATGTTGCCCGCCTGGTTTCTAGGAAAGTTTCCAGGCAAAAAGATCATCCAGACATCTAACACAGCTGAACTCGCGGTGGGTTTTGGTCGTAAGGTGAGGAACTTAGTAGCCTCCGAGACATACCACAAAATATTCCCATTCGTGAATCTGAGGTCGGACAGCAAAGCCGCTGGACGTTGGTCTACGAATAAAGACGGAGAGTATTTCGCTATCGGTGTCGGCGGTACGGTAACGGGTAAAGGTGCGGACCTACTTATCATCGACGATCCCCATTCCGAACAAGAAGCAGCTCTTGCAGCCGGAGACCCATCCGTCTTCGATAAAGTCTACGAATGGTACACATCCGGCCCCCGCCAGCGTCTACAACCTGGCGGAGCCATCGTGGTCGTGATGACCCGCTGGGCCAAAAGGGACCTGACCGGCAGGATTGTTCAGTCCATGATCGACAGGGATGGAGAGAAGTGGGAGGTGATCCAGCTACCGGCTATCATGCCGAGCGGTAAACCTTTATGGCCAGAGTTCTGGAGGATAGAGGAACTCGAAGCTTTAAAGTCTGAACTTCCCGCTGCTAAATGGAATGCACAGTACATGCAGTCCCCCACATCTGAGGAGGGTGCGATTGTGAAACGGGAATGGTGGAGGGTGTGGGATCAGGATCCCCCCGCATGTGAATATATTATTCAGTCTTGGGATACGGCCTTTACGAAG